GGAGGAAATATGAAAAACAAAAATGACCGGAAAGATATCGAAAGGGTGCTTGACCTAATAGCCGAGGCCGGTAAACTGAAATACATAAAACGCAGCGGCTGGTGGATGCTCGGCATCCCCAGGGAGGAAAGCGTTGCCGATCATTCTTTCCGATGCGCCGTCATAGGGTACATCATAGCCAGGATGGAGAAAGCGGATACTGGAAAGGTCCTGCTTATGACGCTCTTCAACGATATTCACGAGGCCAGGATAAATGACCTCCATAAGGTCGCGCATAAGTACCTTGACGTACGGACAGCCGAAAGAAAAGCTTTCGCCGAGCAGATCGAGGGGTTGATGGACGAGCTGAAGGACGACCTTAACGCGGCACGCCGTGAGTACGATACGCAGAAAACCGACGAAAGCGTGATAGCGAGGGACGCGGACATCCTGGAATGCCTCGTGCAGTGTAAGGAATACGTGGATCAGGGCTTTCCGTCGGCCAAAAAATTCTTCAGGAAAGGGCCGTCGCTTCTGGTCACAAAAAGCGCGAGGGAACTCTGGTCCGCGGTCGGTGACTGGGACAGTAACGCGTGGTGGGAGAAACTGGGGGAATTTGAACGATGAAAAAAGCCCCTCAGGCGCTGATAAAAGACATAAGAACGCTGCTACGCGACCGGAAAGCCCGCGACGACTCCGGCAAATTCATCGCCGAGGGTGAAAAAGCCGTAGCCGATCTCTTGCGGAAAGAGATTCCCGTTGAGCTTATTTTATGCTCCACCGCGCTGGTTAAAGAAACAGCGCGAGACGTCTTCCGGCTGGCGGATAACGCGTCTATCCCGGTTTATTCCATGGATAGCAAGTCTTTCGAGAAGATATCGGCGCTATGTAATTCCCAGGGGATACTGGCTTTGGTAAAAAAACCGTCATGGCACAGGTCGATATTGACTGGTGAGAGGGATAAGCTTGTAGTGGCCCTCGACGGCGTACAGGACCCGGGGAATATGGGCTCGATACTCCGCACGTCCGCCGCTTTCGGCGTGAGCGCCGTGATAATTTTTGGGAACAGCGTAGATATTTTTAACCAAAAGGTCGTAAGAGCCGCCAGCGGAACTGTTGCCGATATTCCCGTCTTTACCATGGACATGGCCGGACTCGAGGGCTTGAAAAAAGACAGTTATCGTTTTTATGTTGCCGGGGCAAGTTTCCTTCGGGCAAAACCGATCTCGGTTTTCAAGGCCGTGAAAGGTAAGACGGTACTTATTTTCGGCAGCGAAGGGCGAGGGGTATCGGAAGAGCTTACCGCCATTGCGGACGAATTGTTTTATATACCTATAGATAAAAGAGTTGAGTCGTTAAACGTCCTTTCGGCGGCGTCCATATCTATATTTCACTTTACCAACATAAATAAATCCTGACCTTTCGTGACACAAAGGGGACCTGTGACCGGATTGTGTTTCGTATATGTAACAACTCCAAATAAAGAAGAAGCGGAAAAAATTTCTAAAGACCTCATCTCGTTAAGGCTTGCGGCCTGTGCCAATATCATTGATAACGTGACTTCGTTATTCATGTGGGAGAACAAAGAACAGAAGGAGAAAGAAACAGTGCTCGTTATCAAGACAAGAGAGGACCTTCTGCCGGAAGTCGAAAAAAACATAAAAAAGAACCACAGCTATTCCTGCCCGTGTATCGTGGCTTTGCCGATCGTTTACGCTTCGAAGGACTTTGCGGAGTGGATACGCGCGTCAACCGCAGAGCGCTAAGCGCAGAGGGCATAGCGCAGAGCAAAGACGGGGAAGTTAAGAAGTTTAGCGACAAACTGTGAGCGGCGCGATGAAGAAGCAAGAGGCAAGAAGCAAAGAGGCAAAGAGGGATTGTCTCCTTCCGTCATCCTCCGGCTTGACCGGAGGATCCATAATCTGAAAATGCTGTACTATTTTTATATCATGGATCCCCGATAAGAGATTTCGGGGATGACAATGTGGGTGAGTATTCGGAAATGACAATAGCGGTACGCACGCAACAGGCGAATTCGACGCAATAGACTCAATAGACGTAATAGACGATAAAATGGGATGGCGCGCGATGAAATCGTTCCGAGAAGAACTATGGTTCAACACTTCAACGAGACGGGCGTATGTGAATATAACCCCTGAGGTAGAGACGATAGTCGCTAAAAGCGGGGTAAAAGAAGGTTTATGTCTTGTGAACGCTATGCATATAACGGCGAGTGTCTCACAAAAACAACAATGTCGAATGGGCTGGTGATCCATAAAACACTGGTGTTTCAGTATGCCGACCATATGGGACTAAGGAATATCAGGGGTTTCGCCGGCAGGCTTAAGCGGTGGCGCGTAAACATAGGGCTTGAGCAACGAGAGCTTGCCGATATACTTGGCAAACATAGGGCTACAATACAGGGCTGGGAGGCCGGTAAATGGGAACCCGGGGACATAGAGAAAGAGAAGGTTTTAAGCTTGATGAAAACATAATTATTTGACAAAACAAAAATCATTGTGTAAACTCACGTCAGAAATATAGATCGACCCCGAGGGAAAAACCCAGGGCAAGGTCTTAAAATATAAACGTTCCGAAACGGAAAAACCGAAGGGGCGTATTCCATGTTAACGCATGGGGTACGCCCCTTTTTTATTTGCCTGGAGCAAAACGGATGGCAAAGAAACCCGATAAGAAAAAGGCTGCTGTGCTGAAAGCTAAGAAAAGCGTCAATGGCAGACCGTCCAAGAAAACCACGATAGATCTTAAAATAGTCGAGAAACTTTCCGAGAAAGGGCTCACCGATGAGCAGCTTGCCGCTGTACTGAATATCCGAACATCGACTCTATACAACTACAAAAACTCATGGCCTGAATTTGTTGAGGCTTTAGATCGCGGGAAGGCTGTTGCTGACGGACAGGTTGTCCGAAGCTTATTCGAGCGTGCATGCGGGTATTCCTGTCCGGAAGAAAGGGTTTTATCATATGAGGGACGGCACACGGGCACGGTGAGGATCACGAAGTATTATCCTCCGGACACAACGGCGGCTATATTCTGGCTTAAGAACAGACGTCCGACCGAGTGGCGGGATAAACATGACATCGAACATACCGGGAAAATAGACCGGGATTTCCACATAAAAGACGCATCGGAAAAGGATCTTGATGGAATACTCAGATCAATTATTACAGAGGTTATCGCTAGGCCAGAAACGGGAGATAGTAGCGATAGCGGCCGAAAAGTCTAACAGGAACTTATTAGATTTTTGCTCTTTCACATATCCTGGGTACGAAAAACCGCCGCACATAAAGCTTATGGCGGAGAAGCTCGAAGCGGTCGAACGTGGCGAGATAAAGAAGCTTATGTTCTTCCTGCCGCCGAGACACGGGAAAAGCGAACTGGCGTCGAACCGGTTCCCGGCGTGGTATCTTGGCCGGAACCCCAGCAAGAGAGTTATTCACTCATCCTATTCAGCAACGCTAAGCACGAAGTTTTCGCGCGGGACAAGGGACCTGGTGGACTCGAGCCGGTACAAGATGATCTTCCAGACGAAGTTATCGGACAGTATACAGACGTCAGATAACTGGGAGACTTCGGAAGGCGGCGGAATGCTGGCTTCTGGCGTGGGGGGATCAGTTACTGGCCACGGTGCGGATGTGTTTATCATCGATGACCCGGTAAAGAACCACGAGGAAGCCGAAAGCGAAGTTTTCCGCGAAAAGGTCTGGGAATGGTATCGAAGCGTCGTCCGGACGAGGTTAGAGCCGGGAGCGGCCATTATTCTGATAATGACCAGATGGCACAAACAGGATCTGGCCGGGAAGCTGCTCGAGGATCAGAAAGACTGGGATGTGATACATCTTCCGGCGATATCCGAAAGGGATAACGACCTTATCGGACGAGTCCAGGGCTCTGCTCTTTGGCCGAAAAGGTACGATTCGGAAGCTCTGGCGAATATAAAGCACGATGTCGGGTCAAGGGTATGGTCGTCACTTTACCAGGGGAGCCCGCAGGATCCGGAGACGCAGATAGTAAAACGGGAATGGATATCCTGGTATAACGGTCTCCTGCCTCCGAAGACATCCAGGACCGCCGGGATAGATACGGCGACATCGAAGCAGACCTCAGCCGATAACATGGCGATGGTCGATGTGTGCAAAGATAAAGAGGGGTGGTTGTACGTTGACGATGTGTTTTGCGAAAAGATTAGCGTTTCACCGTTCGCGAATCATGTCATATCGCAGCAGAAAGTTAAGAACTATACGCGTGTCTGGCTTGAATCGAACAACGCCGGCGAAGCGGTAAAGCAAAGGATAGAAGAGGTCGCGCGAGAGAATACGGTGGGAGTTCCGATAAAAGCCGTAGCGACTTCAACGGATAAAGTAGTCAGGGTAATGGAGTATCAAGCGATGATAGAGAACGGGACAATAAAATTTAATCGAAATAACCCGAGGGTGGTTAAGTTGGTGGATCATCTTATCGCATTTGACGGGAAGGGTGGAGAAATAGACGATGACGTGGATGCCCTGGGGTTTGCCATAAAAGCGCACAAGGCAACCAACGTCAGGATAACGGATATATAACCGAGGATAACGCAAATGAAAATAATAGAAGCTATAAAGCAGAGAATATTTGAGGCGTTTATGGAGAAAAGCCTAGTCGGGCGTCAGGCAAAGAGCTGGTCGAAGTTGTGGGAAACAGATAAGCTTCTTGCCGGTATCTATGAAACGAAGGTGACGAATCCGTACAAGCAAATATCATCTGTTTACAAGGCAGTTAAAGCGATTGCTGATAACGTTCCACAGGCGAGGCCGGCTTTATATGACAACAGCGGCAAGGAACTAGATTACGGCAAGTTCGACCATCTTTTAAGGACACCGAACCCATTACAGAGCTGGAACGATTTCATTCAGAAGTGTATCGGGTTTCTAGCGCTTAAAGGTGAGCTATTCATCGTAAAGACGCTTAGCGTGGGCCAGGCCGCAGGAACAAGCAACATCCCGGCAGAACTCTGGACCTTTAACCCGGACAAGTTCAAAGAGATCATAGAGGGCGGAAAGCTTGTAGGGTGGAGATTCGGCAGCTCGATAACGTACACAAACGAGGAAGTTATCCACATAACTGACTTTAACCCGGACAGTGACTTCCGCGGCCTGCCGGCGACGGAGCCGATCCAGAAGATAATCGACATAGACTATCAGAGCCTTGTCTACAACAAGGCTTTTTTCGACAATAATGCCATCCCTAACGCTTTTCTTGTGGCTAAGGAAGGGTTAGACGACGCCGCACGTAAAAGGCTTGAGACGTGGCTTAAAAAGCGATTTCAGGGGTCTTCTAAAGCGTTCAAGACCGCACTTATTGAAGGGGATATCGACATAAAAACAATAGCTCAGAGCCATAAGGATATGGACTTTATTGAACAGAAGAAGTTCACCCGGGAAGAGATACTCGGGACGTGGCGCGCTCCTAAAGCTTTGTTTAACATCACAGAGGACTTAAATTACGCCACTTTCATGGGACAAATGAAAGTGTTCTGGCTGTATGGGCTTATGCCGTACCTTCGCAAGTTCGAGGACGGGTTCAATCGTCATCTCATCTGGCTTGTGGACCCGAATGTTTATTTTAAGTTCGACATGTCAGAAGTCCCCGCGTTCCAGGACGACCTCAAAGAGAAAGCAGAAACGGGATTAAAGCTCAAAGAGCTCGGGTTTACAGCGAACGAAATAAACGAGAAACTTGGGCTGGGCTTTGAAAGTAAACCCTGGCGGGATAAATGGTGGATCCCATTCGGTCTTGTCCCGGCCGGAGAGACTCTTCCAGCCCCGGAAGATACCGGCAAGGCGTTACCGGCTCCGGCGAAAGAGGCAAAGAAGATAGCCAAAGAGATTGACACCTCGGCAATATGGAAACAATTCGTCCAGCGTCATACCCCGATAGAGACAAAGTTCGTCGGGACGCTCAAGCGATATTTTTTCGAGCAGAGAAAGCTTGTCCTGGCGCAGGTCGAGGGAAAGGGCGTCAGGAAGGATATCTCCATAGCGATAAACTGGGACGAGCAGGACGACATCCTCAAGGAAAAAGCAAAGCCATATCTTAAGGCTGGAATAGACCAGGGCGTTGATTTTGCGGAAACGTTGCTCATGATAAGAGATCTTAACGAGGACATACTCAAAACAAGACTT